TCAGAGTTTATCAGGAAGGTCTAGACCTGCATACTGAGGTTGCGACCATGTTCTATGGTCCCAACTTCACCACAGAAAACCGACAGTCCGCAAAGAACATGGACTTCGGGGTAGCGTATCGTATCTCAGCTAAGACGTTCAAGCAGCACCACAATATTCCAATCAAAGAAGGGCAGAAGTTCATTGATTGGTGGTGGGGTAGGTTCGCTGGTGTCGCACGATGGGAGAAGGGTGTAGAGAAGGAAGTACACGCCAACATCGTTCGCTCACCATTCGGTCGTAAGCGTAGATTCTACCTCATAACCGACGATAACAAGGAAGCTCTCTATCGTGAGGCAATTAACTTCTACCCCCAATCCACTGCCAGTGACATTACCTTGCTTGCCGGTGTCATCATCCATAACCTCATCGACCGTGATAAGGCTGCCATCGTACTCTTGGTGCACGATAGTATCATGGCCGATGTGGATGACGATTATGTTGACGAATTCATGGCAATTTCGAGAGGTGTGATGGAGTCTATAGCTAAGGAAAGATTGTCTTGGGACTTACCTTTCACAGTTGACATAGGCTATGGTGAGACGTGGGCGGCTGCAAAGTGACCGGCGGCCCGGATCGCTCAGGGCTGCACGAAACACGCGGAAACGCGCAGATAGCCGTCCGGCGGGTGAACCTCCGCCCGAATTCTCAGGCCCGGAGAACGCCGCACAGCGTGTTCCCCAGTAATTCCCAGTGTTCCCCAATTGCTAGGTGTCAGAAGATACGTTACTGATATGAATATACTACTTAGCCTTGATCCCGGAGTTACGACAGGTTACTGTCTTGCACGTATGGCACTAGACGACACAGTTGAAATAGCATATAACGAAGCTGAGCTACAACCAGCAGATTTATGGCTTATGCTACAAGACCTCGAACCGACAATCATCGTGTATGAGGATTTCCAGTACAGAAATCGTGCAAGAGATAAGTTGGTGCTGTTCTCGGTTCAGCTCATAGGCATCATCGAAGCGTATAAAGCCCTGAATACCAGTTGCCACGTAAAGAAGCAAACACCGGCTCAGGGCAAGGGCCACTATAACGACGATGCCCTACGTAGACTGAATCTGTACCAGAAAGGAACTGTACACGGTAGAGATGCGGCAAGACACATGCTACAGTTCTGTACCTTCGGTGCAGGATGGATGATGTTCGCAGATAGAAACCCCAAATTCAGGATGATACCTTATGCCAGCTTTGGAGCTTAACCATGCCAGCTAAGATCGGTGACGAATACCTGCGCCTGCTGATTAAGCGCGGGCTTATTCCATCTACAGCCATCTCTGCTACGATAGAGCTTAAGTGGGGAGAAGTTCCGGTTATGACTGTAGAGACAATGCCGGACAACGACGAGCTGGAATACATGCTGGAAGTCATTAAGGATACAGAGTTGTTAGTCCCACTAGACGTAGCAAAGCCCCGGATATCCGCAGGAGAGAACGGTTAGAGCCGGGGCTTTGTTTACGTAACCCCCACAGGGGCTACATCTTTAAGGATTGGGTGGAGCAGGCACAACAGGCGTAACAGGGTCGCCACCTGCAATCTGCGGCGGAAGGAATGACTTAAGCAAGCCAAGATCCGTAACAGACTTAAGGATGGAACCTGTTAGTGCAAGTACCACAACTCCCCATGCTGCGTTCATCAGCACTTCCATGTCAAGTCCGGGGATAACAAGGTCAGCCGATGCGGCATACTTGTATCCACCGTAGATGACAAAGAAGGGAACAATCTTGCCAAGCACATCTGTGCGTAAAGTGTCCGCCCAGTAGCTAAGACGGAAACCCTGTGTCTTGTCAAGAAGCGCAGCAATCGTCCCGAGTGCAAAGTCCAGAACAAGAATCAGTAATGCGATCTGAACTCTGGTATCCTCAAAGAACGAATGTAGTAATTGTCCCATAGTCTCTCCTTTCACTCGCTGACACTAACAGCGATGACACCCTGGTCGATTACAGTAGCAGTTTCATCGTCGGTATAGACAGTAACCTCATCAACGTATGTACCAGGCGGCCAGGTCAGGAAGTGTTTACCATCGTTAGTATCCTTAACAATGCCGATATCACCATTCTCCACGTTCTCTGCCTTGATACGAACCGGACCTTCATAGTCGCCAGGTGTCCAACTAATCTCAACTCCACCACGACCAATATTCACAGATACTGCCATCGTTCCTCCTTAGGCTAACTGTTCGGCACGGAATACAGCAACAAGATCATTGCGATACAACAGCCTACATGCATATGGACCACGTTCCGAGCCGTGACTTGTCCATACAGATGACTGAGTATCACCATTCTTACGACAGATGGTTACATGCTTAGTCTTATTCCACGAACCATATAACGCCATATCACCAACGAAGAACTTGTGATCTAAAGGAACACGGCGCTTATGGTTCGTTGCTAAGATGGAACCAGTATTGCCCCAACCTGAGTAGTGATAGCCTCCTGGGTCCTTGTAAGATAAGGGAAGCCAGATATCGGCCCAGTAAGAGGCACTAATCACCAGGCCACTACAGTCCGTAACCATCGAGCTACTACTAGGCGGCTTACCTAGTGAGAGTAACGGACGATGCTGTGAGTAGTGGATATCTGGCTGATTAGCCTCAGCCTTTTCAAGGTACACACGCAGGATCGTGCGGATATGCTTACGCTGTTCTGCTGACGTCGGCATCGTTAGTCGTCGTCGTCATCGTCGTGTGGATCAACGTCCTCTACATCATCTTCCGGGGGACGCTCGAGATCATCAGGATCATTGACGCTATCGTCGTTGTCGTCGCCAGGGTCAGTATCGAGAATCTCCGCCATTGGTGCCTCTCCTAGTCCAGTAGGGAACAACATCAATTGTGCGCCTTCCTGTATGTCACCCACCTCCTTGCGCTTTTAGTATGATTGCCACGATACCGCCAACTGATCCTGTGACTACGGCAATGATCGCGCCAACGGGCTGTCCGAGGTATGCAACAACTATGCCGCCTATGATACCTGCAACAGAAATCAAAGCTAATGCCGTTATAGCCCTGTTAGCGAGACGATTACCATTCTGCCACGGACCATCAGCCATTAGCCGATAAGGTTTCTATCGATGATTTGTAAGTCAAACGGTCCAAGCCTCGGTGTCTCGCTACCGAAGGTAAACTTGGCGAATAACCTATAAGACCCCACAGGAAATGTAGTCTGGTTCGAGAAATCACACAAGCACATGAGCCGCATTGTGCCACTTACCGTAGCTGCTTGTGCTGTGATCTTAAATGCGCCTGCCTCATCGAGTACATCGAAGTTAGGACTTGAGCCCACTAGCGTAGTAAGGATGCCAGTGTTGTCGATGACGTCGATTGGGAAGTTCTCCTTTGTACCTAGTGTGATGGCTGTAGCCATTTAGCACTCCTCAAGTCCGTCGCCTCCGATAGCTTCCCACCTGCGGAAACCTCGAGTACCGTTCCAACGTCCATTAGTATGAGTCTCGTACCGTCGTCTGCCATATGCAGTTAACTGTGTGGGGTCCCAGGTTGTTTGACAGTCGTGACTATCGACGCCAATGTTGTAGTACACCGTACCCACATCAGTATACTCATGTGCCATAAGTTCGTTAGTGGAGCTAGCCCGAATGTCAACTAAAACTGTGGCTGCATCCGTAGTGACAGAGTACAGTTCAATAGCAGATACCTGGATATCCACAAGAACAGTGGCCGAGTCGATGAGAGTACCATGCATCTCATCCGAGCCACTAGGCTGGATATCAATGTAGGTAGCATCGACTTCGGTCTGAATGTCGAATGTCTCTGATCCGCCACTCTCTGTCTGTACGCGGATATAGTACGTCTGTCCGCTAACGATATCGAGGTTGATTGCTGCGCCTTCGTTTTGTGCTGGCGTAGCAAAGTAATTGAAGAAACCTCGATTAACACCACCACCAGGTCCTGTGGGGGGTGGGGTAGGATCACGTACCAAACCTGCGAGTGTAGTGCCACGCCACGTATCGACGTACACGTAGGCATCGTCGAAAGCACTGGTACATCGCGCCTTGATCTTCAATCTGCCATTGAAGGTGGCAACGTATTTGTACCAAACACTATCTTTCGGACCGGAACCTAGCTCCTGTGCCGTATGCTCATCAAACTCGGCAGTAGCACCGACCGTCGTTCCGCTACCTGAGTACGGTATAGCACCGATGACTGTGGCGTTTGCGAAGTTATCGTTACCCGGTGGAGTAGCCGGGTTCAATCGCCTGTAGTTAAGCGTGAACGATCCCTCAGTCTTGGAGTCTACGACGATTGCGTAGCCATTACCGAATACCGTGTGATCATTCGGCACGTAGTTGATTAGCGGTGTATCACCTGTGCCGCTGTCATCGTCACTTGCTAATAGCGCACCAAGCGCACCACCAGCTACAATCTCGTAGATACCAAGTACGCAATCTACCGCAGAACTGACAGAGAACTCCCATGTACGTGTGTCATCATCGTCAAGGAACATCTTGTACCATACGCTGCGAGTGGCTGCGAATCCTGCGCGTGCTCCCTCGCCTACTGATGCTGTTGCACCAATGGTAGTACCGGCGCGTGTACCTGCTTCCGGGCCTACGGCGAAGCCATCATCGTACAAGTCCCGAGACAAGTTATACTGGTAACCGCTGCTTGAGTAAACAGTGGACCATACGTCATTACCTGGGACAGCCGCCGGGATGAACAGATCAAGTTCAAACTGCGTAGCATCAAGTTCATCTGCATTTGTAATGTTGTTGTCGTATAGCCCGAAGATGCAGACCCATACGGTATCGCCCGCAGTAACATCGACCTGCATATCCTTCTCGCCATCGGATGCACCGGGCGTGTTCAACGATACGAGTCTAGCGTGACTTGTACCAACACCATTGAAGAAGCCACTACTCATCATCATGGCCGCATCCACTGTGGTGCTCTTAATCTTCGGTACGGTCAATGAGCCATAGCTTGTACCCTTATATACGATCAGGCCAATATCACCAACGAACGAGTTAGTAACTGCTCCATCGTTGTATCCAGCAAACTGCTGTCCGCTAATGGTGATCGTCTGCGTATCTGCATACACAGCCTTGAACCACTTAACGCCACCAACCTGCCCATCGGTAAACCACCAGCTATCGTGTCCAGCAAGGATAGTTGCAAAGTTGGGAGGTGGCTCGCTATTGTCATTGCCGTAGTTATCCGTACGACCGTTCGGCATCGAAGCAGGAGCCGTTGTGCTATCTCCGGTGACTGTATTCGTACGCCATGTTAGCTTGGAATCATTGTAGACAGGCGACCAGTTCGTAATCTGGATCTTATAGTGCTGGCCGCTTATCGCGTGAAACCCCACAGCAGTAGCAGGCGACCAAGGACGGCCTTCTACATTCTGTGATCCTATGAAGCTGCGACGAATCTTTGTAAGAGAACCAACCGAACTACCCTGCCAAATGGCTAGGTCGAATGTAGGTTGTATCGTGCCAGTGCTATCCTCTGTGGCTTCGATCTTAAATACGTAATCACCAGTAGCAGGACACGTCCAGTCGTACCATATAGTTCCTTGTGTCTGTGGGTCGTTCCAGTAGTACGACGGCGGTTCACTTGCGCCTGTCTGGAATGTACTAGTGGCTGTATGTACGGGAGAAACGGAACCACTAGCACCACTGATAGCTGTCGCATTTGCAAAGTCATCGTTTGTGATAGCGGGAACTGCATCCCATGTAATGGTGAAATCGCACGATGATCGGTTGTATGTCGTACCGAATCCCGAAGCAACCTTGATGTAGTAAACTTCTCCGGCCGTGAGTGAAACTATGATAGCTGCATCATGTGGTGTTGTCCAAGCGGGATCGGTATACATCACATCTGACGTAATCATGTTGGCCGTTGTAATTCCAGCCAACGTCGTTTGATGCCAGATACCGATATTCAGCTCGCCACTAGATGCACCAGCAGTACCATGATAAGTTGCACTGGCAAGCGGAAGCTTAAAGATATACGCGCCGGTGACAGTAGGAGTGAACTTGTACCATACGCTCTGCTCGATGTTACTACCAGACGAGAATACGTCAGCTTCGGAAGCTTCCTGCGAACTATCGAATGTTGTTTGTGCAGTTAGACTGTTGGGTACCGTCGTGCTGAGTACCGTGGCACTGGCAAAGTTATCATTCCCTGGTGAAGCAGCAGCCGCAACTTGCATCGTTGTCGATACAGCCTGATCGTTCCAACTGTAAGTTTCACCATCGGAAACGCCAGCCTTGAGCTTGTATGGCGTCGAGATACGAATGTAGTACGTGCCTGCACTTGGCACAACGAACGACAGAACTATGTCGCCGCTCGTTCCTTCACTCATGCTGTTAACAGCGAGCGCATTCGCTTCTGTCGTCTCGGCTAGTGTATCCACAAAGTCCTTGAACACCTGTGCATAGATCAACCCAGGCGTCTGTGGGATACCACCAATCGTACCGTGCAGATGTGTACCTGTATGGGTAAAGTCGGCATCAACTAGAGTGACACGATACAACCCTGCCGCTGCTGCCGTAAAGGTATACCAGCGACTCTGGATACCTGTATAGAATCCAGGACTGATTAGAGGCTCACTTGCCTCCATCGTGCTATCTTTTGTATTGACTGCAAGAGAAGCAGGAAGTGAACCCACAGCAGTAGGGCTCGCAAAGTTGTTATTGGATGGGGGAGTGAATGCATCCCATCTAAGTGTGAAGTCAACCGACTGTGCATTCGCACCACTGGGCCTATTGGAGTAGACCTTGATGTAATACGTGGTGCTGGCAGTAAGAAACATCGCGACAGTCATAAAGCCTGTAAAGAACTGCCCATCCGGGTGGACTGCGTATGTCTCGACTGCCGAAGTTGTATATCCTGCAAGAGTAGTCGGAGTACCGATAACAATACCGAGACTCTGCCCGTTGTGGAACGTGATATCTGCTGGATCAATCCAGAACTTATACCAACCAGTAGAAGCTGGAATGAAATAGAACCAAACGCTCTGATCGTTCGTAGCGAATGCTGGTTCAGTACCCTCTTTCGTAGCATCGAAAGTAGTACCTGTCGCGGATGCAGGCAGAGACGTACTTAACGGCCCTTGAGCGTTAGCAAAGTTGTCGTTAGCTGGAGGTGCCATTACCCGCCATATCTACGAAAGAAGCCAGGTACTTCCACTACTGGTGCAATAGCCCAATAGAGAACTGGATACATAACCGAAGCGTTGTGGTAATTGGTCTTGTGTTCAAATCCATTCTGTGTGCAGCGTGCTTCTCCTGCACTAACTACAGAGCCAATTGTTCCTGTCTCAATGCAGTTACCTATCCATGCTAGATCGGGGCTGTGAAACTGTGCGGAGGTCTGTGGAATAGGCGGGTTCCAGAATCCACCGTATCCAAGTACAGCCTGATCTTCGTCTGTGCAAAACCCCCATACAGTAGCACCGTATACAGATGTGTTGGCAACGCCTGATTTGTTGTCCTGAACCGAGAAGAACACTACTGCTTCTGGCTCAAAGGGTAGAGGTACTTCCGTCCATACGCCCGTTGTGGTGCTTGGAACAAAGCTACCAGTTACGCAAGCAACCTTCCCGAACATGATCGGAGCCATCCGTACATGACCAAGTGAGAAGCCTGCACTATTGAACGCAGGAATGATTGCGGTGTCTGTCTTGTTCATTGAGAACAGCATGTTGAACTGAACGCCACCACCCTGTGATTCTTCAAGGATAGTTACGTCCGATCCCTGGTCATAACCCCACCATTCCTGCACATCGATGTTAGGATCGATGATGCCGCGCCATTGTGATGCAAAGACGGGAAAGTCGCCGTCATCGAAATACCCCCCACAGACGGAGGGAACCGAGATATCGAGGAAGCTCATGCTCTGTGTGTTACCGAAGGAAGCAACGTCGCCGCCTGCACCAATGCCAAAGAAACCAATTGGCTCGAATCCTAGTTCGTAACTAGGTGTACCCGGAACGAACGCTAGAGAGCTAGCGACTTCCTCATACGATCCATCGCCTGCAAGGTAGTACACTACCTTACCTACTGCATTGACATTGAATCCACCACCAGCAAACGCAACAGTGAAACCGTCGGGATCGAGCGATGGTACGTACATCGCAAAGTTCTCACCAGTCAGACCGTTGTCACGAATCCAAGTAACCAGATCACCGAGGAATGAGCCACCTACGTTACTGTTGTACCAAACCTCGGATATCTGTGCATTCCTGACGGAAGCACCGCTGTCGTCAATAGTGGTGTTTTGCATGGCGGCCATACCAATGCCTGCTGACGGTCGTCCTGTCCATGTATTAGCTACGCCGGGTGTAGTGTTGCACGTAAGGAACAGCACCCATCTTGGCTGAAAGCCTAGTCCTGTGATATTGAACGTAGAGCTGGACGGTATAGCGAATGAGCCGATCTTACAGCCCATCGTCTAAGCTTCTTCCTCAGGCGGATACTCGAAATATACGTAAGCTCCTAGTCCTTTTGATCCTGCGGCTACAGCAGAACAGTTGATCCAGATATCGTCGTACACATGGACACGGTTATGTGGATTGTTCAATGAACCAGTGGTGTCCATGCTGTTGTTGAATGCAGCAGTAGCCCCACCAGGGATGGTAGTGGTGCCGACTGTTAATGCGCGCGTCATGTTCGTTATATTGATGACTGTGGGGCCTGTACCTGCTGTGCCGTTGAAAGCACCAAGCATAGTTATGTTGGTGTTATCTAAAAGTGGGTCGATTGTGAAGCGGAACAGACCATTGGTATTGACCTTGTTGGTCTGCTTATCCCCATATATCTTGATCGCATGGCTAAGCGGATTATCTCTGAGACATATCCACTCAGTACCAAGGTAGAAGCAGAATGCACGTATCGAGGGATCGACCACGAACATGCCCTGCACCGGATGGAGTGGCACTTGTGTAGCGTGCTTGAGGATTGGCGCACTAGGCAGCCTATTCCACAGATCAGAGAACTCCTGCTGATTAACACGCTGTGCCTTGTATAGATCAAGGATCGCGTTATGACTGTAATCTCGTTCGTGCTCTCTCATCCCGGCACCCTTGACATATCGAGTGTCACTGTGGGATCACCCTGACGTGTGATATTAAGCGTATAGCCCTTCACACGCCAGAAGGTAAATGAGCCTGAATCATCAGGATCGCTGTTAAGGTTATGGAACCCGAAGTCGTAGTCTAACGTGACTCTAATTCCTGTATCGAGCTTAGCCCAGAAGTTGGGAATAGTATCAGGATACACAGTGACGCTGACTGTAAGCGTAGGTTCCTTCGTTCTTGCCTTCTCACTCTTAGCAAGACTCTGTAGTGCATCAAGGTCTTTGATCCTACCGAACCGTGTAACAGACTCTAACGTTCTGAACCGATCAGAGGACGGTATGTACTCGTCGATGAATCCCCAGTTCGTACCAAGGGAACCATCGCCAATGACATAGTTGCGTGTACCTACCGGACCGTCATTTGAGAACGACAGAGACGTTACATTGGTACGATCTAGTGCGTATGTGATACCACTAGATTCCTTGATCGGCGCATGAAGTATGAAGTTCAACTGCAATGGTGCAAAGTACTTGATATCGAAGTCAAACCCGATATCCTGCTCAGAGATAGTCTTGATGTGCTGCATGATTGGCGTAGTATCGAACGGGAATATCTCGTACTCCATGATTGCGCCAGGCGTAGTGCCAGATAGGTTATATGCCGGATCGCCGAGATTGCCATGGAGCTCGACGTTATCCAGCAAGTCCCGAACGATCTTGTGTAAGGGCCATAGGAGAGGCTTCTTATCTGCGGGGTAGACCGGAACACCACTCCTGTAGATGTACTTGCTGATGAGCGTCTCGAAGTCAGGCTCTTGTGGATCGAAGTACCAGATACGTCGATCTAGCAGGTGTTCCCACGTCTTACCTGCCATTGTAATCATGCCTTCGCTTTGATCGCTCCAACCAGCATTCGTAATCGGACCGCTCTTAAGCAGCCTGTTATCACGATAGAAGAACCAGTCGTTCCTGTATGGCCCGAAGAAGTTACGTGTGACTGTGGGGTCGCTACGTCCGAACCCGCCAGTTATCGAGCCTGTCTCATTTTGAGTTACAGAAAGCTCGGCGTCGAGTGGCTTCCACGTACCCACCACACCACCGTAGATATCACGTATCTGTAAATCAAACTGAGGCATCAGTAGCGGAGTGACACCACATTACTAGAGGTACGCAAGTATGGCTCGAAGCCCCGCCAGTTAATGATGTAATCCCCCACAGAAGGATAGTTCGCAATCTTGGGAGTTTCTAGGGTAACGAGCTGCACGTCCATGTGGTATACAGTTCCGTCGCCATAGAAGCGCAGGAACAGTGTACCGTGCTTACGCAAATCATAGAACGCATATGGCGGCTGTATGACTTCCTTCATATCGCTGGCAGCGTCGTTGTATCCGTTAGCGTCCGTGCCTAAAATGGAGCCCTTAAGGTTGAATGCCCTATAACGTGGGTAACTATACGTAGGCCACTCACCGGGCTGCTGCATCTTCGACTGTGGGGATTGCTCGTGATACACGTTCATCTCAAACTCTTGTAGCGGGTAGCGAAAGTTGAACTCCTCGTTGAGTTCGATCTGTACGCCAGCGTTGTTCCTGTATATGATCTGATCTGGAATCATCGCGTATGCTTAAGCTTGTGCTTAGCCTGCCTGAGTGCAGCATCCATCATTTCCTGATACGACAGGAATGTACCGTTGACATTGAACACGACCTGCTGATTGGTCTGTGGTGAAATCATGCCACGCTGCTCGATAGGAATTGTGCTTGTCCTACCGGGTAATGGTGCTGACTGATCTTCCTTCCACCAGAACGGTATGTCACCACGACTACCCTTAGGCGGTGGCTTACCATGCGGACCATACGTAGGTGGCCCGGACTTAGGAGCGGGCTTAGTCGTATCCTTTTCCTCAGGCAGAGCCCTAAGGCCACTATAGTCGAACTTGACAGTAGCATCGGGCACAGACATTTCCAACTTAACCTGCTGTGCTGCAATTTCCTTGGCTACATTGGTGTATAGTCTATTGACCAAATTGGTCATGCGTGTCTGCACGCCCTGTTCCTCAGACTCCATACCAAGGATGATCTTGAGCGCAGTATCCTTACCGAAGCTGTTCCACTTCTTAAGCTGGGTATTGAAGTCTATCTCGGTCGCCTTAGTAACGGCGCCCTTACCCTGTGCCATCACGGTATTGAATTGTCTGACCTTATTAGGTGCCGCAGACCTTAACTCGTCTAAGTACTTAAGACCCTCAGGTCCCATCTTCTTGAATTCATCTACGAAGTCCTTACTAAAGCCCTTCTTGAGTAGCATGGTAAGCATACCGCGCCACTTCTTAAACTGTGCAACGCGAGACTTCATGATGCCTAACAGACTATCTGCACCGCCAGACCAGTTCCATTGCTTACGAAGCTGTGCTTCCTCACCCTCGCCTTCAATGGGTGTGAAGATATCACCGAATGCAGTTTGATTGGCTTGCTTGAATCCATCATATAACTGCATGAGCGCATCAGATGCCTGACCAAGCATTTCCTTGGTACGATTAACTACGTCCTTAGCATACTGAGCAGCTCTCTGTGAAGCTTCATTAGAACCCCGGGCAGGTGGGTAGAGTAATGCATTGATCTGATCTTCGATGGACTTAGGATCAAGACCCAATGCCTTCATGGCCTTAGTATTGAATAAGTCCTTACTGAGACTGCCAACACTCTTACGAATACTTGCAATCATTTCTTTGTAGTTACTTGAGTATGCGTCTACGATTTCCTTATTGGAACCCTTACCCTTGTTCCTGTTAGCCTTAAGCTCTGCAAGGTTCTTGACACGTACCTTCTTATCCATGTTGATAAGAGCTTGAATCGGAATTGCTACAGCCTTACCAACTGCACCACCATGCTTCTTGATGGCACCAGTACCACTAAGAATCTTTTCATCTACGCTCTTCCAAAACTCGTTCCAACCTTTGAGCTTATGGACTTCCCATAAGATAACAACTGTGGTTGTAATGATCCCGAGCTTGGCAAGTGTAGACAATGCACCAAGATTCATAAGAATAACTGGCAATGCCTTAAGACCGTTAGTCCGTAGCAACGAGAACGCAGCACTTAAGAATCCCATTAATGCTGTAGCTCGAGCTGCTATGTTGGCAAAGGCAAATGCACCAGCAAGTCTGGTGAGTCCAGTATATAGGATTAAGCTCGCGCCATATAGTTTAAGGAACGTGCCTGCCAACAACGACGCCACAGAAACGGCAAGCAAAGCCTTGGCTGCGAACTTAACAGTGCCTTCGTTGTTCTTGGCCCAGTTAATGCCCTTCGTGATTACCTCACCTAACCGCTCGAAGTAAGGTATGACGGCTGCACCAACTACAATAGCTGTAGCCTGTAACGTGGCCTTGAACTTTTCCCATCTAACACCGGACGTACCAATCATTGCTGCATATCGCTTACTGAATTCCTCAGTAGCACCAAGTACGTTACCCTGGAACTGCTGGAACTGTCTCTCATTCAGCACTAACTGGTTAAGTGTTCTACGTGCCTGGGACTGTGCCTGGATGCCCTTACCTCCACCACGGCCCACAGAAGTAACAAGCGGAATGAGTGAACCAATCGCACCCTTGATCTGTGCAACAGGTAAACGTGCAAGTTCATGGATAAGATCAGGGAGCGGCCTGAGTGACTTATCTACCGTCTCGAAGTCTAAGCCAAGTCGCTCTGCACCACGACGGAAGTCAGGGCGAGCCATAACATCTAGCAATCTTGATAGACCTGTGGCTGCAACGGCTGGTCCCATACGTGTAGTAAGGAACGCCATTGCGCCAGCAACGTCCTGTAATGATTGTCCGGCGCCCTTAGCTGCCGGGACAACACTATCGAGCATAGTGTTAAACTCAGAGAACTCCAACTTACCGAAGCGAATGATGGCAAAGGAAGTATTGATGGACTTCATGGTTCTCTCCCATGAGCCACCGAAGTTGTTTAGAATCTTAATCATAGCGTCACTGGCTGTAGACAAATCTGTAGCGCCAGCGACAGCTACCATGTTGAACAGCTTAAGTAATCCCACACCCTTCTGTAGTGGGACGTTCATAGCCGAGAAGATATCGTAAGCTGCGTCTGCCTGTTCTTTAGCAGTACCTGGGAATTGGTGCATAAGATCGAGCAGCTCTTTTTGTAGCTTAATACTGTTCTGCCCGATCTTCTGTACGCTATTGTTTCCTGCTATCTGTGTGGCTGCCTTTGTAACCTGCGTAGCGAAACTGGCTGCCTGCTCGCCAGCAACACCTAAGCCAGCACCAGCAAGTAGACCTCGAATCGCTAAACCGCGACCTAAGTCCATTGCGGTAAAAGCCTTCTTCATACGTGCTGCTTCGGCTGTAGTCGAGCGCATATCACCAGCGAACCGCCGAAGCGAGTTGCCAGTTCTATCGCTTACCGATAAGATGAAGCGAACGTCGTATGAACTAAGAGCCATCTGCTGCCTGTGCCTGTGCTTTTTGTTCTAACCTACGGTTAGCTTCTGCGCGCTTCATTGCTGCTTCGTCTACCTTAGCTAATGCATCCAGCACGGCTTCCATACGTAGGATATGTCCGTATGGCTGGGCGTATAGTCCGCCTGAGAAAGGAAGCTGTCCGAACTCCTTACACAGACGGACTATACGTACCCAATGTACCGCTTCGTCGGTAGTTGCCTCTCCTGTTAGCTGGTATGCTCGTTTCCGTTGTCCTCGGATGACGAAGAAGCAGGCGAGGGAAAATTCTTGACGTTTTCTTCGACGTTATGCAGCTTGTCGATTGCTTCCTCAATCTCCTGACCAACACGAGGATCAAGAGTCTTGAGTGTTAGCTCGTTAGAGAAGTCAAGCTTCTGCCCATTCTCATCTTCTAGGTTATGATCGGCAATACAATGTTCAAACTCGTATTGCCTAGCCCATGCTTGTAAGGTCGCAATCTCAACGCGACCTTCTTCCTCAGTGTCGAAGAATAGCTTACCGCCCTTATCTCGGCGGACAAGCATTTCGTAGTACGGAAGCTGCTTGATATCGACCCATCCTTCTGGACAACTTACTAGATCGACACGCTGCACTTCCGTCCGAACTGTTGCGCGAGGCATTACTCTCTCCTTTCCTCGCTGTTGTGGACTAGTAGCTCTTGACCTTGGGCTTCTGCTTCTTGATCTTCTTCTTCATTACGCGATGTTAGTCGGAGACTTAACAACGATCTTGTATGCATCACCACCAGCGATACCAATTGACCGTCCGTTAACTCCGGCCATGATAAGATCGCCGATGCCTGCAAGACCTAAGTCGTATTCTTCCCACACCATTCTATTGGCCTGAATCTGTAAACCGCTCGTCGCTGTGGCGAACGTACCGGTACCAGGATTGATCGACTCCATGAGAACAGCACGCTGAGTTGTTGCAACGAAGTTATCGTACTCAGTTCGGCTAATGAAGTCGAGTTCCGTCTCGAGGTTAGCAACGGTTTCTCCGAAGCTAATGTACGACGCCGACCTATCGCGACGAATACGATTCTGTGGCTCTGCACCGAATTCGCTTCTGAACGTGTAACCGTTGTAATCCATAGAAGCTGCACCGAATGTCGGAGCAGTACCGGAAGCAGCAACACTAACCTGACTTGCATCTGCACCGAACAGATCGGGTGCGACCCAAGCAGGAGCAGGAGTACCAGTAACCACGTTATCGCTCAGACCGAGCATATTGAGTGTGACCTTGACAACGCCATCCTCAATAGTAAACTCGTAGCCGCCGCATGTGCATCCAGCATAGCCGAACAGCACGTTGTTACGGGAAATCGTAACAGACATAGTTCTCTGCACAAGACCCGTAGCTGCTGTACTAGTAGAACCCTGCGAGCCAGGTGCAAACGTGTAAACATACGGACCAGCACCAGACTTAGAAATCAGGTGCCTACTCGCATACATGAAGTATGGCAGGAATCTAGGATCAACCTCCATGTGGATATCACCCTCCACATGGTAGTATCCCTGCTTAACATCGGAGACAATAGTCTGCTGCCTAAGCTGCGGTGAGAAGTACGGCTCAGACGTATACTTGAATGTCTCGTCTAGGATGGGAACGTACACGTCGGAAGCCGTACCAGGCTGAACGTATGTTCCGTTTGTAGTCTCTAATGCGACGAGAACGTAACCACCACCACCAATACCTGCGGGCATTACTTAGCACCTCCCTTCGTGAAGTTGTCGTTACCATCGACAACGTCCGCAAGGGAGTTGCCAGTACGAGCCTTAAACGTTTTGACTTGCTCATCCGACAACTCAAAGGACTCACCGTTCTTCACGAGGCCATCAATGCCTGTGATACCGATTTCTTCGCCCTTTAGAAATGCCGGACTATTGTAAGTCAGCTTCACTTGAAAGCCTCCCTTACTTCCGCGATGACAGTTAATGCGGTACCGATTGCAGTAATGTTATCCGTCGAAACAAGGGCAGGCTCTTCCGTTGTGACGAAAGACTTATGAATCCTCGGGTCCATTAGAGTCAAGCCCTTACCATGTAACAATTGGACTACCTTAGTAGCCATTATTAAATCTTCGCGATTGCGCTCCTGACGATTAGCCGTCAAGTCTGCATGCATTATCACGATTTCAATGGAGAGTCCAGTGAGGAAGTAATGTGT